TCTAACTAGTCCTAGTAATACTATATCTGTTGGTTTCGCCGGCGATTTACAAAGAATAGCTGTTGCTGGTGATAAGATTATAGGATTGAATAATATCGGCACATCGGTCAAGTTTGAGATTATCGGAACCGATGGAACCGGATCATATACATTTAATGTTACTGCCGGGCCCTATGTTGATCTCTCCGGTGGTTCTTTCTAGGGAATATAATTTATGAGTAAGACTAAGAAACCTCGCAACAAGAAAATGTCTCAAGAGAAGAGAGAAAGGTTGCAGTCTACTAGTTCAGAAAATAAGCAGTATAACATGACGGGGTCGCAAGGCCCCAGTCTTAAACTAAATAATACAAACCGTGCCGCATCTAAGATGATACGTGGTGCATCAAGAGGAAGTTGAAGTGAAGACGTTAAAAGATTTGCGTGAAAATCGTGATCTATTTGAGAAAGTAGATAAAGACAACGACTATCGTAGAGTTTATAAAGCAGTAAAACAGACTCCTAAGCACCGAAGAGACAAAGTTGCCATGGCATCTCAACCTGCCAAGACAGACGCGAAAGCAGTTGCTCGCCGCAAAGCGATTGAGAAGCACCAAGAACGTATGAGAGCAAAGAAGGACAACTATTGGGATGAGTCCCTAGACGAAGACACATCTGGAATGACTTCTGCTCAAAAGAAGAAGTTTGATGTACTTTATAAGAAGATGGACGGTGGTAAAGAACACAGAGCAATCCGACAGAAGATTCACAACCCAATCAAAGCAGACGATGCATTCCACGCACTAGTCAAGAAGATGGCGATGGAAGGGGTTGATGAAGCCCGACAGATGAAAGACCCTAAGAAAGACTCTATGGTTCAGAAGGGTGGTAAAACTATTGTCATTGACAAGTCTAAAGAAAAAGAATACCTGAAGAAAGGTTGGTCTTTGGCCGAGTCAGTTGAACTTGAAGAAGGAAAGATGAAAGAGTTTCATGACTATATCGACCAAGGTAAATCTGCACAGTGGATTGCTAAGAAGATGGGTCTGGACATGAAGACTGTAAAAGAATTGATGGCAGACATGAAAGAGTCTGTTGAACTTGACGAAGCATACCAGCAGTTCTTGGATAAGACTCCTAACTGGGGTGAAGACAAAGCAATCTCTTATGGACGCAAGAAAGGTTACAAAGAGATTGGAGTATGTGGTCACGGTAAGATAGATGGTATTGTATTGTTCGGTATGGATTCCGGTGACAAAGCATATGTCGGTAAGGAAGCAAAAGTCAAGACTGGTCAAACAGTATTCCGTTATGCTACTAAACGTACTGTCGCAGGCGATATATTCCCTCTAGTTAAGATTGATGTTAAGAGAGGTATTCTATATAACCTGTCTCAGAAATCTAGTGAAGGGGAGATTGAACACGCAGAGTTTGAGACCAAGGGAGTCAAGTTACGTTATCTTCGTCTTCTCGCTAGTGCTAACCTCCGTGACATTACTGGGTTCGATCCTGGCTTTGGTTCAATGAAAGAGTCTACTGCACCCAAAACTCTTAGCGATATTAGGGCAGAAAGATAATAATGAAAAAATTCAAGCAGTATATAGATGAAGGTTGTTGCGAGTCATGTGCGTCTCTTGACGAGGAACTCGAAATAACTGAAGCAGAACATCAGGGTAAGACTGTTACTCTGAATAAACCTGTACGTGGTGGTTCTAAGAAGTTCTACGTATATACCAAGAACGAGTCAGGTAATGTTGTCAAGGTTTCCTTCGGGGATCCAAACATGACAATTAAGAAGGACAACCCTGCTCGTAGAAAAAGTTTCAGGGCGAGGCACAATTGTGCAGACCCTGGCCCGAAGTGGAAGGCACGTTATTGGTCGTGCCGCGCATGGTAATTAATTTGTATAAATAAGCAACGTAACTTTAACTAATAAGTCAACACACATATAATAACTATATTACATATGACTTATATTATAAACATTTAATGGGCTGATCGAAATGGCAGATAATACCACATTAATAGACCATGTGCAACGTGAAGAACAACGACTCGCAAGAATCGAAGATAAGATCGATAAACTTTCCGATGCAATGATTGACCTTGCGAGAGCAGAAGAAAAACTTATAAACATAGAGAAAGCAAACTCTCAACATTTCGAGAGGATGAACCGTTTCTCCATGCGAATGGATGATATGGAAGATTCTCTTCAAGAACAAGGTAAAACAGTTAAGGTGATGCAATATATTATTACATTATCCGCAACCGTCTTTGCTGGTGTAGTCGTCAAAATTTTCTTTGACGCATAAATTATTTAACGGAGACTGATAATGTCAAATATCAATAAAATTATGGAGGCGTATTTGGGAATGGTCTCCGAAGCGAAAATTCGTGATAAGAAAGGTTATCGCGGAAAAGATGGTAAGACCTATTCCATCGTAATGAACAAAGATAAAGGTAAGTTGTCCTTCAAGATAACTAACGAGTTTGGTGATTTTAAAACGATCGATGCTAAACAAGTAGGAAAGATGTTCGAAGAAGCAGACCTTGAAGAAGCATGTGGGTACAAGAAGGCCAAAGAGGGTCTAGACCCAGTTAACGATGCTGAGAACGATAAGAAGTTCAAAGATCGTAAAGACAAGGACATCGATAATGACGGTGACGTTGACTCTTCAGACGAGTTCCTTCATAAGAAGCGTAAAGCAACAGATGACGCTATTGACGGTGGTAAGAAACCTGCTGTTAAGGAAGAAAAAGAAGAAGAGGACGATGAAGAAGAGTCCGAAAAGAAACCTTTCCCACCTAAGAAAAAGAAGAAGGACGATGCAGAGTCTGGTGAAGAACCAGAAGCTGATGGAGATTCTGAAATTAAAAAGAATCCTAAGACTGCTGATAAGAAAGCGGAGATCTCTAAGATCGAAAGTGTAGATACTCGTTCTGCGTTTGAAAAAATGTGGTCTGAGATTACTGAAGCAATCGACCCTAAGAAGGGTGCAACTGCTCCAGAGAAGTACGATGACCATTCTTCAGAACATGATAAAGAAGTCATCAAGAAGCACAAGAAGTCGGATAAGAAGATCGAAGACCAAGAAGAAGAAGGTCACGATGTTACTTTTAAAGCTGGCGGTAAAGATATGAAACAATCCCCTGCTCGAAGTGGCGCTGACAATCTAAAAAATGGTGATAAGACTCCACCAAAAAAATAAATGATTGAGGATTGAATTATGATGTCTACTATCTTTCACTACGTAATGAATCTGTTTCGACAAGACCCTCCAGACCAAGTGGTTGGGTCTCGGTCGGCAGAGCCACTCCAGATGATAGAAGATATGACTAAACGCGAACTAGATGATCTGGGCGCAGCGAACGGTGTACGATTAGATCGCAGACGCAAGAAGCAAGTTCTGGTAGCGAAACTAAAGGAAGCTGGAATCCACCACGGATAACCCATGCCCTTTAAATATTATGTCTTGACGAGTGGGTCTATTAATGCTCTCGCTCGACAATTTGAAATTCTAAAATCTTCTGAAACCGTAGTCGTAATCAATACCTTGGATAAGAGGTACTCTGATGAGGCTGCGGGATTTTGCACGTCTAACGATATCGAATATCACATCACTGAATCTGATGGTACTCCTGCTACAGGTAAGAACTCTGTATTGAAACTCTTTTTAGAGAGCGACAATGAGTATATGGTACATGTTGACGGAGATGACATGATCACCCCCTATGGTAGAAACCTCTACCGAACTGTTGCCTATCAAGAGACTCCTCCGGACGTTATATGTCTGTACAACCAGATATGTTTCCGAAATTATCAAGATGGTCTCCTAGACTTGTTTAGAAAACAGGTAGATTCTAACACTGTCGCTAAGAAACATATGTTTATTCCTCCGAGTTATAGGCCCGCATTCTTCCATGCTATAGACACTCTGAGTGTGCGTAAGTATACACCTAGGGTAAGTGAGAGTGAGGTTGACCGTTTGGTCAGCGACTGTGACTGGTTGACACGAGAGGATGCTCAGAGATGGGTCGAGAACAAGATTTATCTTCAGGACTTTGCGATACGACACAGTGACAGACGCAACACTCTAAATCGATTAGTCTTTTTCTCTCGTAAAGCTGCGTCTATGATGAAGTATAACTCAAACCTTGTTGTTGGGGAAGATGTCGTACAGTGTCATCTATTGAAAAAACTTGCCTATGAAGGTGAGCTAGATATGCAGATACGCAATGAATCACCTAAGTACACTTACCTATACGTTTCGAATGATTATAGTATCACTCGAAAAGAAGTACCGGATTGGGAATGGATGGAACCTCTTATTAAAGAACTAAATAAGATGGAACCTGAACTACCGGAGTTTAGATTAAGTGAGTTTAAAGACCCATACTATGAAGTTAAACAAAAATAACCTTGTTGTCTACGCTGCAAAGAACTACTACAACCCTACGCATATTGATGGTGAAGAGTTCTTCGATGATCTCAAACGATTCAAGTACGTGAAGAGACTAATCAATCGGTACCACCAGAGTGGTGACCTTGCAGAAAGACTAATTCTAAACCACCTTATTGTCATCTTCAATGTGTTCGGGAATGAGGCAGGAGTGGAGATGTTAGCGTTAAAGGTGCCACTAGAACAGTGGCCAACAATCAAACCATTCCTTGTTTTTCTTCAAGCGATAAAAAATGATGACATTACAGGTATCGAAATGGATAAATACGTAGTAGAGAAATTGAGAGAAATAAGATGGGCATCCTAAAGTCAGCCGCAGACGTGGTATACACAATTAGATTTTTAAAACTACTCGTTACTAAGTTCGAGGATACAGGTGCGTATAAAGCTGGTATCATTGATAAGGACGGTAAAAAAAATCCAGACTTCTCTATGGATAAGATGGATGACCGTGAAGCATACCGCGACCACTACACATCGTTTCATCGTCTAGTATTTAACCTCAAGAAGATTATGGCCAAGGCACCTGGCGGTTCTTCGGTACTTGCACGATATGGTGCAGCACTTGCGTTGATTAAGGAACATGGGGATCTGTCAGATTCAAATCTACAGAAGATTCATGAATCATCAGGTGTTGATGTCATGGACATTCTAATGGAAAGTTCTCAGTGGTATATATTGGAGAATGGTTGTGTTGGTCAGGGAGTTTATCGTATGCGTAATGACTCCATGACAGCGCCTGCGGACGAACTAGTACGTAAGGGTGACCAAATCCGTATCGCCGAGGACAACCTGTGTTACGATGTTCTAGGCATCTCAATTTTCGAAGGAACTCACTTACGAACAGGTAGACGCATTCTGTTCTCTGCCAATGAGATAATGAAATGAAAACATACGAAGAATTCATGAAACAGTTTGACGAAGAGATCACCAACACTACCAAAGGTGTAGTGGGTACGGGTGATGACTCTGACACTGTCATATTACGTAAAAAGCATGACCGCAAGAAGAAGCGTAAGGATGCTGTAGCTTTACTACGAAGAGTCTTCCCAGATAAAGTTTAAAAAAAGTTCAATTAAGCCCTTTACAACGTAGTTTAAATACTATATAATTCTACAACTGAATTAAGGATTATATTATGAGACTACTGCGACACGCCGACTACATGATAGTCATTCTCGAAAAGATGAATGATGTCGAAGAAGTTATCGAAGAACTACTTCCACACCAATTCTGTGAGAGCAATGTAATCTATGTTGCTATGCAAGGTTACTCCGTCTTTGACAGAATCTCCAAAGAAAGATTCCTAGTAAAAAATCCAGAGAACCCATTCGATAATCATCTGATGTGGGAAGGCCTCTTTGACTCCGCAGAACAGGAAGAGTACATAAAGAAATGTTGTGAGAAGTTCTGGAACACTGGCAAACAGATGCTCATTGAAGACTATGAGTACGAAGAAGATGAACCATTCTACGACTACAGCAAATAGGGTATTATGTCCGGAGTACTGCACAATTTAAAAAGTAATGAATCTCTGTATAATGTAGTTTCTGGTATTGACAGAAACCTGTTTAGAGAGTATAATGTACCGTATTGCACACACCAAAGCAATGAAGTATTTTTTGTAGTAATAGCTGATGAAGCGCACATACCTACTGATATACGTAAAGCATGGTCTGGTGCACAATCTCATTGTCTAGATAATGGAGTTGACTTAAGCTTTATCATCATGAATGACTATGAATATAACAACTGGGTGAAGATGGAAGTGCCCTATATAAAAGATGTCGGTACCACTACGACACCTAAATTACTTGAAAGCGGTTACTTCTCTATAAACGGTAAGTGATCCAAACTTTGGAAATATAATGACAGTTGACGTGAAATATGATAGAGACGATCTGCTTACCGATTATGCGGTAGGTATGTTGAAAGACTTCTATATGATCGAGGGTGAAGATTCACCGCAAGACGCCTATGCAAGAGCCGCGACTGCATGGTCAATATATAAGGGACAAATGGATGAAGTCCTAGCACGAAGATTGTACGAATATGTTTCTAAGAAGTGGTTTATGTTTGCTTCACCCGTCCTCTCAAACGCACCAGATGGCGACAAGAAGTCGAAGGGACTTCCTATCTCATGTTTCCTTACCTATGTACCGGATACCCTAGAGGGACTCATTGAGCACTCTTCTGAGTTGCGTTGGTTGTCTGTAATGGGTGGTGGTGTTGGTGGTCACTGGAGTGATGTGCGCACGGTGTCTGATATAGCCCCGGGCCCGATTCCTTTCATGCACACCGTAGATGCGGACATGATTGCGTATCGACAGGGTAAGACTCGTAAAGGTTCTTATGCAGCATACCTAGACGTAGGCCATCCAGACATTATAGAATTCCTAAATATCCGTATACCGACAGGTGATGTTCAACGGAAAGCTCTGAACATTCACAATGCTATAAATATCACAGATGAGTTTATGGCTGCGGTCTTAAACAATACAAATTTCGACTTGCGTGATCCTAAAGACGGTGCAGTTAAAGACACCGTTGATGCACGTAAGTTATGGGAACGAATCCTTGAGGTTCGGTTCCGTACGGGAGAACCGTACTTAAACTTTATTGATACCGCGAATCGTGGTTTACCTATGTCTTTAAAAGAGAAAGGTCTAAAGATTCACGGATCAAACTTATGCAATGAAATTCACTTACCGACAGGGCCAGATAGAACTGCGGTATGTTGTCTGTCTTCACTCAATCTAGAATACTATGACGAGTGGAAAGATACCAACATTATACGAGACATCGTCCGTATGTTGGATAACGTTCTTGAGTACTTTATCGAGAACGCACCGGACAACATCTCCAGAGCAAGATACTCTGCGGAACGTGAAAGATCAATTGGTTTGGGTGCAATGGGATTCCATTCACTCTTACAAAAGCACTCTGTCGCTTGGGAATCAGATAAAGCCCGAGAGATAAATAAGGTTGTCTTTGAGAACATCCAAAGACAAGCTGTAGAAGAGTCACGGCTCCTTGCGAAAGAGCGAGGTGAATACTCAGACGGTTTCGGTTCAGGAATGCGTAATTCGCATTTAATAGCAATAGCACCAAACGCATCGTCAGGAGTCATTTTATCTACATCACCATCGATCGAACCACTGAAGGCATGTGCTTATACGCATAGAACTCGTGCTGGTTCGTTCCTAGTGAAGAACGTTTATCTGACCCAACTTCTAAAAGAGAAGGGTCAGGATAACGAATCTACGTGGACTAGTATTATCACCAAGAAAGGGTCGGTGCAACACCTACCTTTCCTTAACGAAGGTGAGAAGGCAATATACAAGACCGCGCAAGAACTAGACCAGAATTGGGTGGTGACACACGCGGCTGATCGACAACCATTTATTTGTCAGGGTCAGTCAGTCAATCTGTTTTTCCCATCGGGCACACCTAAGCGATACGTCAATAAGGTGCACTTTAGCGCGTGGAAGAAAGGGTTGAAGGGTCTATACTATTTACGCACCGAGGCGAGTTCTCGTGCGGAGACGGTATCAGACAAAGTCGAACGAGTTGCCTTGCAAGAAGACAACCGGACGATAATCTATGGTAAATCTAACTGTCCGTGGTGTATCAAGGCAATCGAAGAACTAAAGTTACAGGGAGTCCCCTTTGACTATATCGATCTTGAGGTCATTAAGAAGACTGCCGCAGAAGTTACTGGACGCAAAGACGTAAAGACAGTACCGCAGATTTACATAGAGGGAAGATATATTGGTGGTTATGAAGACCTTATGCTTCAATTGAAGACTGACATCAGTCTTGGTTCTGTTACTGGTGGAGACGATGAGTGTCGAGCTTGCGAAGGTTAGTAGTATTCGGTGACAGTTTTGTCGAAGGATACTATAATTCTAAGGAAGAGGGCCGCGGTCTTATCAGGAACAACTTTGTTCATCATTTAGGTGAACTACTTGGAGTAGAGGTACTATCGCACGGAAAAAATGGTAGTTCTAATCTGGCTATATCTAATCAGGTTATGACTCACATTAGGAATACCGATAAGGAGACATTACAGAATGATGCTTTCTTAGTGGTGTTCAGCGAATGGAATAGACTAACTATTCGTTCTATGTTGCATGATAGCGAACACCCCAATGTTCTGGAAGGACGTACTCCAGATCACATCCACCGTAGTAATAACATACTATGGGGGGATGCAAAATACGGATATAAGTCTTATCTGGATGAGGCGATACAGAGAGCAGAGACTGAAAACTCTTATCTAGCAGTATCACATATTTGTCAGAAGATGAATATACCTTATCGAATGATCAATAGTTTCTGTTACCAGAGCTATCTGGACACGGTTACGATCTGGGAGAATGGTCAAAGATTGGGTCGAAAAGACTGGTCAATGATTTCTCCACAGGGAGATCCTAATTGGATAGAGACCGATTCTCTATACAACACATTACATGATATATGCGCAGAGAGATGGGTAAAAACAGGTGACAAACCTCCTATGGTTGATTACCTGAAACATACCAAAGTAACCTCTGACAAGAAGAACTTTATGGGGTGTATGCACCCTAACGAGAAAGGACATCGCTTAATTGCTGAGACACTTTCCCCGTATATAACACAAATTCTAAAGGATTAATATGTCATTAACATCATTCAGCAAAACATACAAACCTTTCATGTATCCTTGGGCGGTTGAACTAACTAAGAAACATGAAGAGATTCACTGGGTAGAAGACGAAGCAGAATTGAGCGAAGATGTTCAAGATTGGAAGACTAAATTAACTGATGAGGAGAAAGTCTTTATCACTCACGTACTGAGATTGTTCACACAGTCAGATGTACAGGTAGGTGAGAACTACCACGAACTTCTCATACCGAAGTTCAAGAACAACGAAGTCCGTAACATGTTGGCCTCGTTTGCAAACCGAGAAGGGGTACACCAACGTGCGTACGCTCTTCTAAACGATACTCTGGGTCTACCGGACGAAGACTACCATGCGTTCTTAGAGTACTCTGAGATGGCCGATAAGATTGACTTTATGAAGGACGGAGACAGCAATACCCAAACTGGTCTAGCGTTATCACTCGCACAGTCTGTATTCAACGAAGGTATGTCAGTATTCGCATCATTCGTCATGCTACTGAACTTCCAACGTTTTGGAAAGATGAAGGGTATGGCAACAATCGTAGAGTGGTCAATCCGAGACGAGACTATTCACGTGCAAGGTAACGCCAAGTTGTTCCGTGAGTTCTGTGAAGAGCATCCACGTATTGTTAACGATGAACTAAAGTCTAAGATCTACCAGATGGCAGAGAACGCCGTCAAACTAGAAGACAAGTTCATTCAACTTGCGTTTAAAGGTAACAGTGTACAGGGCCTGACCAAAAAAGAAGTTCGCGACTACATTCGTCACATTGCAGATCGCCGTCTACTTCAGTTGGGTATGAAACCACTGTTCAAACAAAAAAATAACCCATTACCGTGGTTAGACTGGGTACTGAATGGAGCATCACACGACAACTTCTTTGAGAAACGTGTGACCGAGTATTCCGTAAATGGTATGGAAGGCGAAGACTTCGGGTGGGAAGAGTTGGAGTTAGAGGTAGCCTAGATGGAAAACGAATATACGATTGAATGTCCTATATGCGATATCCAAACAATCGTTCGAGTACCATATGACGATGACATCCCCCGTCATTGTCCTATGTGCGGTTCTGACGTAGACGCAGAGTCGACCTACGAAGAAGAGTGATTTACCTTCCATATAAGTAGGTGTATGGAATGGACATTTGAAAACACACCCTTTGACCCTGATGAGTCTTTTCTCGAAGACTATCAGGGTTTCGTTTACATAGTTACTGAGCTCGACACGGGCAAGAAGTATATCGGTAAGAAATTCTTTTGGAAACCAAAAACACTGCCAGTGACGAAGACACGAAAGCGTAAGGTAAAAACACGAGTAGTGTCTGACTGGAAGAAGTACTACGGGTCAAGTCAGGAAGTCAAAACCCTAGTTGAAGAGAAAGGTGCAGAGAATTTCAAGAGAGAAGTTTTGAAACTCTGCCGCACCAAAGGGGAGTGTTCATACTACGAAGCAAAATTGCAGTTCGAGTATGACGTACTACTTCGCGAAGAATTCTACAACGCATTCATCGGTTGCAAAATCCACGCGAAGCATTTACCCAAAGATTAGATGCGGTCGAAACCGCACATTGCAACTTTGTAAGTATTATCACCCATGATCATCTGATCACCCATCGAAGTAGAACGCAAACCGTATGTCACGCCATCGATCATTGGGATGTCTGTCAACACAGTCACGTCTTCTGAGAAGTCAGGATTAGGTTCGAAGTCATTACGACTCCACGAACCAGCAAGGTTCTGAGTACGGTGATATGCATATTCGAGAGCCTCATCACCAGTACGATTACCGACTGAAACTACTGCGACAGTACAGGGAGATTTTTCGAACGCTCTATGGATAACTGTTACTTTCATTTAACACCTCCTAACTCAGCAATACGATTGGAAATTCTATTGTACTCACTATTGTAGTACGTCTCATTGTAACACTCTTGTGCTTCAATTAGCATTACAAGGTCATTCATTAGATCAGCAATTTCGTGATTCATTATACCGCCTCCTTATAGTCAACCCAAGTCTCACTCATGAACGAGCGACCCATACTCATCCTCCACGCCAATGCCGCAGTCATAGTATCAAAGGTCATATCGTTAACTCTTTGGTCATTGATCATGTTTCGAACGTAGTAGACATATTTCATAATTTTCTCTCTCAACTCAATTTGTACAGCTATTATCTCATACTTCTTTTGAAAACGCAAGGGCATATTAAGAACTATTTGGCATATATGTGAGGATTAGTATGCCAAATAGGTATAAGAAAGATGATAATAATGCTATAAAGGTGTTGACTTTCGTTTCACAAACAAGTATAATAGCTGTACAAATTGAGTTGAGAGAGAAAATTATGAAATTGATGTTAGGTTTGTTGGGTGGTTTCTTCGTGATGGGTTCTGTAGGTTCTTTGGAAACCAACGTTATGACGGTCACCGAGACACTTATCTATAGCGTATCTGGTTTTGCCCTATGTGGTTACTCTTTATCTGACTTGGAGATTGTATAATGAAGATTGTTGTTCAAACACAGTGTAGTGAGAACTATGGCGCACACGATTGGGACGGTACGGGGGAATGCCCTCAACATTGGAAGATGAAGGGTGGTAACACCTACTTCATCGACTGCACTCTTTCAGAGGCACAAGATGATGCCTACTGGAGTGAGTTGTCCACACTCATCAACCAAAGCAATGAGTACTTTGGTGAGTACATCATCAGCCAAGACCTCATCGATGCAATCGACTTCGATGCCTCAAATCACCACGAACATTGGGAGACTCCAATCTATATGGAGAGAACCCCCGTAGGTGAGTGGGTTGCACAGTCCGTGATGACATATTCCGAGTACATGCCAGCATATGGCATCCTCAAACGAAAGGTGTCTTCTTGGACACAACACCTTGACGGTGAACAGTCAAACTATTCAACTCAGGTAGAGACCTGTGAGGGTGACTGGATGGACTATCAAGAATCACTAAAATATTACTCTAAAATAAAGGAAGCAGCATAATGAATTATATGGCATATTGCGATTACATCGCACACACAGTTTTGAGACCAGCAATGATCTCTGATGGCGGTGTTATCCAAGAAGTAGGTCACGTGAAGATGGATTTGGATCCCGTAGAGGGTTATATGACATCTACCGCCAAGCGAATTGAAGTGGTAGATATGAACGGTAAGAAATACCGTGTTACCGTTGAGGAAATTTAATTAGCGAAAGCCCTTGACTTTTGTTTTGATTACATGTATAATGGGTACATAAATTAATGAAGAGAGAGATTTGATTATGACTACTAACTACTTCGGTCTGAGAAAAAACCCTGAGTTCACCAACTTCCGCAACTACGTTCTGTCGTTCTATGCTTATGACGGTCTTTACCCTATAGAGGGACTGTGTGTTGAAGTTGTCGAACGTGCCATTGTCAAGTACATCGAAATCTGTTCTAGTACTACCCATCACGAAACTTGGGGTCACGGTGACTCTCTTGACCGTGAACGTGTCCGTGATCTGATTATCGATCACAGTTCTTCTAAATTGAAAGTAAAGGAGTCCGTGTAATGAAAGCAATTACTTATATTTCTGATCCAAGTCATTCGTACCTGAAGATTGATGTACGCACTGTAGAGAACCTAGGGTTCATGAACAAAATCTCTGAGTACTCTTTCTTCAACAATCAGTACGTATGGCTGGAGTGCGATTGTGATGCACAGTTATACTTTGATGCACTAGACGAACGTGGTCTGGCAGAACCGACTATCTACATGGAAACTCTTAATGAACAGGCACCGTTTAGATTGTATCCACGGTTCTCTGCGAAGGCTGCTTAAAATTATTTGACTTATTTTCATAATAAGTATTGACAAGTAATGAAAACAAGTGTATAATAGCGGTATAAATTAATCAAAAGAGAAACTATATTATGTCTATGAATGATGTTCTTCAAATTGAAACTTCCGCGACTGTTGGTAAATGCCCTTGGGGTATTGGTACCGAGGTCTCCAATGATCTAACTCCTATCCAGATGATGCAGAAAGCTGGTGTCGATTGGTCGGTTGAGAAGATCCCTACTTATGCTCGACACAACAATGTTGAAGTACCTACAGGTATGGAAGCACTTGTGCGGTCTACTGACAGCAAGATCCTCACTCAGGTGGGTGGTAACTGGAATCCAGTTCAGAACGAACAGGCATTCGAATTCTTCAATGACTACTGTTCTGCTGGTGACATGGAGATGAACTCCGCTGGTTCACTCAAAGACGGTAAGATGGTCTACGCAATGGCGAAGGTCAAAGAGTCGTTCGATATCCTTGGTGGTGATCAGGTTGATTCATATCTTCTATTCTCTAACCCACATGAGTATGGCAAGTCAGTCGATGTTCGATTCACTCCGGTTCGTGTAACTTGCATGAACACTCTGTCCCTAGCTCTAAAGGGTACTTCGGTCAACTCCACTAAGATCAACCACCGTAAGGCATTCGATGCTGAACAGGTTAAGATTACTATGGGTCTTGCCCACGAGAAGTTCGACCAGTACAAAGAGATGGCACAGTTGTTGTCAAAACGACAGTTCACTGCTGACACTCTGATTCAGTACTACAACTCTCTGTTCCCATCACAGGCTCCGAAGGAAGAAGTTAGACATTACAATGACCTCGCACCTAATGCCAAGAAGGCCTATGAGTTGTTAGAGACTCAACCAGGCGCTGAGTACGGTCGTGGAACATGGTGGCAGGCGTTTAACTCAGTTACGTATCTAACTGACCACCGATTAGGTCGTACCGCTGACAGTCGAATGACTTCTGCATGGTACGGTGCAAACCAAGTCAAGAAGAAGCGTGCAGCTGAACTTGCTGTTGAAATGGCGGTGGCATAATGTATACGTATAAAAATGACACTGAATATAAAAATCGGTACGGGGACAAATTTGAGTTTGTCTCCACCGACTCTCCCTCTAGGTTTATTCTGGAAGGTGACTTGTCTTATTTTCGGTATGGGGGTAAGCAGTATCAAGACAAAATGGATTTACTAGATTTAGGTTTCGTAGACCCTAGTGGCGGCCCTTTCGTAGATCTAGACACCTTGATAAACAATAAAAAAGTAACTAAAATTTCTGTATACTCAGAAGTAATTATGTTGGAGACAGAATAGTGGAAGTTGAAATAACAGATGAATCGATTGAACGTATTATGGTAGCCGAAATCACTCAGAGTCTGGAGTGGGCTCGTACAGACTTGGCTATGTATGATTCAAAAGAAAATGCGGTAGGGGAAATCGTAGACCTAGACAGACAGGAACTGCGCAAGGATATTGAAGCTTACGAGAGAATTCTGAATTACTGGACGGTACAATCATAATGAAAAATCGATTCGACCTAGAACAAGAAATAATGGACTGTTGGAAAGTTACCGATGACATCAATATGGTGACCAGACACTTCATCGATAGTCCACAATGGGAAGGTATGAGTGGTGAACTGGCCGATGCCTTGATGAACAAGTACTTTGCGATTGCGCAACTTTATGAACTCAAGTTTATGAATCTATTCGAGACCTTTGGTGAATGCATACCGGAATTGAAAGACAGTATCGAAAAGAATGTTGTTGATCAACCCCAAGCAGAAAGACGTTTAAATGATGTCACCCCTTCCGAATGGAATAGTTTAAGATAAATCTCTCCTTAGACCCCCCTTGTTTATAAATAGTTTATAGACAGGGGGAGAGTCTAATGAAAACCTTTCACACAGTAGTCAGAACTGCATTGCTGTGCTCTTTACTTTGGATTGGCTGCACAGCACTTTTAATTGATGAATATATAAAGGTAGTACAAGCAAAAGAGTTCGAGATTGTAATGTTGAAATCTCAACTCAGTACCAGTAAAAAATTAAATATTTTATATGATGACACACTAAAAATGTTTATTTGGAAATGCGTTGATAAATTCGAGATGCGCATAGAAAATAAATCTTATATGTGTCACAAAGTTGATAAGGTGTAATAATGATAACATTTCGTAAGGAAGTCTTTGAAGTCTTCGAAGAGTATAAGGAAGCAGCAACTCGCGAAGACCGATTAGATGTTTTGAAAAAGTATGATGATAATTGGGCGTTCAAGGATATCCTTCGGGGTTCCTTCGATGAGTCTCTGGAATTCAATCTTCCAGCTGGACGCCCACCTTTCACTCCGAACAAACCGGAGTCGGCCCCTTCTACCCTAATCAAACAACACAAACAGTTTGGTAAGTTTATCAAGGGTGGGCAAGGTGACCAAACCCCAGCGTTTAAACGCGAGAATCAATTCGTCCAGCTTCTAGAATCCGTTCATCCGGAGGATGCTGAGTACGTTCTGAAAATGGTGGCAAAGAAACCACCATGTCGTTACATAACCAAAAAACTAGTACAGGAGGCATTTCCAAATTTGATACGCGAGTAATCTTTTTCGACACTAACTAACTTCTAAGGAGAATCCTATGTCGAGTCAAGAACAGCAGTTGAACCAAAATATTACCGAACTACAACAGTTCGTGCATGATAACAGGCGGCAAGCAATATATTCCCAAGGTAATCGAAATTATCGACTGGAAACCATTGCACAGTATTATAATATACTGAATTCGTCTTCTCAACAACTTTCTCGATAAGGGGGTGATTATCTCTTCAGAAGCGTATGTGAGACTTCTGTCGTAGTGATTGAAAATAATTTGGAATGGACTTATAATGCCACAGTATGATTTTAAAAACAAAGAAACCGGAGAGGTCAAGGAATTGTCTCTCCGGATTTCCGAATACGATCAATGGATTATCGATAACCCAGAGTGGGTACGGTACTTCCCTGCATCTTCTGCACCTAAAATAGTATCTGGTGTTAAGTCAACAATGAGGCTTGCCGGTAGCGGTTGGAACGAGCACCTAACGAACATCAAGAAAGGTTCTGGAAAAAATAATACTATAAAGGTTTAGATATGAAATTTTTTAATTGGCTTAGACTTGGGCCGACCAATGGCAGAAAAGTAGAAGACGGAACTCCAGATCCAGAAGACCTCTCTGTAGCAAACGCATATAAAACACGGTGGGTATGGTATCATACTATACTTGCTATTGAAATTTTGACGACCAACATTTTGTTGGCAGCTATCTTGGTGGTACTTGCCGTCAAGTTGTAAGGAATATAATGTTACTTAATGACCTAATTGAAAAGACCGTCCAATGGCACCATGACCGTAATCTAATCGATGGTGCGAACGACAAAGACCAGTTCATGAAACTCATCCAAGAGTGCGGTGAGTTGTCGGACAACATCTGTAAACAACAAGACATCCGAGACGACATTGGTGATATAATGGTCGTGTTGATTAATATTGCCGAAAGAAATGGAGTTACTCTTGAAGATTGTTTGGCCGTGGCCTACGATGATATCAAAGACCGTAAAGGAAAAATGGTCGATGGTGTCTTCATTAAAGAAGAAAAATAATACGATGAACCGAGAAACAGTGTACAATCAACTCAAGATTGACGAAGGAGTCGTTTATGAGATTTACCTCGACCACCTCAA